TAGAGATGAGTCTATTGTGCTTTGTACTCCGCACTCTATGTCAAGTATATATGTTGAGTGGATAGAACAAAAAGGCTTTAAACCGTTCGTTATACCGGCATATTATCCTCAAGACCAATCACCTTATTTTGGTGGTTTAGCTCCTTTTATAAAAGAAGCAATAGAAAAGAGACCGAGTTTAATTGGCAAAGCTGTAGATGAGAGGATAAATGAAGATTTTCTAGCACAAAGAAAGCTTATCATAGGTAAGTCTAAGTTCAAGCTGCAATATATGCTTGATGTTACAGAGAGTGATACACTTAGATACCCTCTAAAACTTAGTGATTTTATAGTGATGAATGTAGATGATGATATAGCACCTCTTAAAATTGCATACTCATCTATGCCAGATAAGAGGTTATATCAAAAGCACAATGGTTTTGCTAAAGATTATCTATATCAACCTGCTTTCGTGTCTGAAGAAACTGCGAGTTATGATTTTAAAGTTATGTCTATTGACCCCGCAGGTAAAGGTAAAGATGAATTAGGTATAGCAATTATCTATCATCTTAACGGTAAGTTGTTTATCAAAAAGATTTTAGGTTTACAAGGTGGGTATGATGACGATGTACTTAACGGTATAGCTGATATGTGTGCTATGTATGGCATACATACTATTGTTGTAGAAGATAACTACGGTGATGGAGCATTTAGAAAAATGCTTGAGCCTCATATCTTAAAAAAGAGTCCTAAAACTGATGTTGAGGGTATAAAAGTTAAGGGTCAAAAAGAGGTTAGGATTATAGAAACTCTTGAGCCATTACTAAACCAGCATAGGTTAGTAATCGATAAAGAGATTTTTGTTGATGACTTAAATGCTCCATCTCGTAACTACTCGTTCACTCATCAACTTAGCCACTTAACAGCTGAACGCTCCTCGTTAATCCAAGATGACAGATTAGACGCACTTGCTATGGGTTGTGAGTTTATGCTTGAATGGATGGTTGATGATAGTGAGAGGGGTTATGAGTATCACTTAGAGAAAGAAGCACAAAATACTTTACAATTCACACTTCAACATTTTCAAGGGTATAGGCAGATGAAACGACCTAACTATGGAGCAAGGTTTTAAATACCCTGCCCTTTAGCATATTTATACATAGCCTTTAGAGCTTTCTCTAAAGTCTTGTAAGTGCCTAATATCTTACCATTAACAAAGGCTTTAAAGCCGTCATCAATTTTTACTACTTGAGTTGGATTCAAGTCCATATTGCACCTCTGTGTCTATAATCTCTTCTTTAACTTCTTCCATCTCTACATTTATATCAGATACAAATTCTCTAATGGTCTGAAGTGTTAAGGGCTCACCTTCACTAAATTCGTAAATGTCTTTAAACATTAACTGTATTTGCTTCTCAAACATAGATAGCATACCAATAGCAAGTTCAAAATCCTCTTCCGTTAAATCAAACTTTGCTCTTAGTTGGTTATCTTCCAACTCTATTATAACTCTTCTCTTCATCTATTACCTTTATTATATCTATTGTAGCAATAATATGCATTATATGGTTATCCTGGTCGTAACATATACTATACATACCTTCTAATTTCTCTAACCTAAATACCCTATCATCATCTTTGATACTGAATCTATCTCCGGGTTTTAAATCATAAAGTTTCATCTAACACCTTTCTAATCTCATCAGTTGCATTGACTAAATTAGCAGGTTTTATTACTTTACCGTTTTCATCTAAATCTTTAGTTTTGAAAGCATTGATATTGCATACTATTTTAGTAGCTTTCTCAATGATGATACCATACTTAGTTCCTAACTCCACTCTTAAATCTCTTTCCATTAAATCTAAAGAGTTTTCTATCCATTCTTTAACTTCAGGATTAAGTCTAAATCCATTATAAGCACACTTCATCTTTGTACCTTGATACACATATTGAGTATCTATATAAGCGTCTATTCTTTCAGCTAATGTATTAGCATTAAAATACTCTTGAATCTCCTCTTTAAGCATATCTACTTCAAGTTTCATATCAAGCTTAAAACTATTACGAGTCTTGTTAAAATCTCTTATCATATTTACCATGTTTATCATTTATAAACTCCTTTTGCAAATTTAGTCCAAAAATCTCGAGCAGCTAAAACATCTCTTATCCTAGCGTCATCTCGTTCCCAAAAACTTATTTCAAGCAACTCAGCTAAATGCTTCTCTAAAGCCTCTATTCTTCGTCTTGCTAACTCTCTCGGTATAGGGGGAGGTGTGTAATCCCCATATAACCACTCAGTTTTTTTGTGTTCGTCTATCTTCATTTATGCCCTTTACAATCTTTAAAGTACCAGCGGTATTGTAGGATTGTATTTAATGCTACGAATACTAAGACCCATTCATCAACCGTCATAATCCCTACCCTCTAAGTACTTATAGTAATCCTCAAAGGTTTTAATTTTTTGAATATCTAACATCCAATCGGCACTTTCGCCTTTGTGTCCTACTCGTAATCTATATTTAAAAGCGTTTATTTTAGCCCAAGCTTTTAACTCTTCTACACTAAATAAATGCTCTAATCTTTCAATAGCCTCCACTCCATCAAACATTGCGTAATGTTTAGAATTAGGATTAATTAGTGGATGTTTCATCCTTAAGCTCCTCATATCTTTTCTCAACTATTCGTTTTAATGAAGCTTTTAAAGTCCTATCCTCAGCCTTAGCTATCTCTCTTAACATTTCTTTTACTTCTATCGTTGTAGATATATGTGTTTCCCTTTCTTTTGAATTACCCATTTTTAATCTCCTTTTTTACTTTTTCAAGTGAGTCAGCAGCAAATGCTTTTCCACCAGTTTTATTTATTAAGTCAATATGATGTTGTTGTATTTTAGTTACTTTATCTAGTCTTCCAGGTCGCTTAACTTCTATAGCATAAAACTTACCCTCAGGGTAAGTACATACCAATAAATCAGGCACACCTTTTTTATTTGTAACTACGGTTTTAACCACATAATGACCGCCTCGCTCCAAGTACTCAATGATTTTTCTTTGTAAATCTTGCTCTTTCATAATGGTATTATACCTCCTTAATCTTAAGATTACTTAATATATGAGCTATTACATCTATTGTAAACCCATTTCCTATCATCTTATATCGTTGGGTATTTGATACACCCTCTGTAAAATTATCAGGTATAGTTTGCAACCTCTCACACTCTAAAGGGGTTAATTTACGATAGGTCATACCCTTTTGCAAAGCATAAGTGCTATTATTCCCTGCCCTTAAACAAGGAGATTTCTTCAGCCCTACCTTATTGTCTTGATAACCACTAGTACACTTCATAGTATAAAAGTCTTTGTTAGATACTATAATATTATTATGTTGTTCTTTTATATTCTTAGCGACTGAGGGCTTTACACTTTTATCTATCAAGCTTTGAGATTTTATATCTTCAAGTATATCAGCTAATACTATACCTTTATCCTCAGGTAAAGTAACATTTGGAATATTAGTCCAATAAAATCGTGGTCTATTTTGTGCTGATACTAAAGCACTATTTATAAAAATAGGCTCAACCCCTAATGCTTCGTTAAACATTGGCAACCATTTTTTAGTTAATCTTACATTCTCAACTAGAAAATATTTAGGTTTTACAATATTTAAAACTCTTACAAACTCCCAAAATAAATAAGATTGACCCTCAAACTCAAACCCTTCTTTTTTAAGTTGCAAGTATTGTTCTAAAGTAACAACCTCAACTCCATCTTTAGTTGCTGAGCCTTTTCTATTACCCGACATACTGAAATTTAAGCACGGTGTTCCTCCTATAAGCAGGTCTATATCTAAGGTTTTTAAGAAGTCATCTGTTAGTTTTGTAACATCTCCTATTTCAATTATATCAGGATAGTTTTTAGTTGCTATTTGGATAGCATATTTATCTATCTCACTCGCATAATACTTATCAACTTTTAAACCTGCTCTATCTAAAGCAATCCTTGCTCCTCCTAATCCATCAAATAAACTTAATACATTCATTTTATTAAAGCCTCCAATAACCCTTTTTGTGTTATATCTTTTTTAGTTAATGCATTCATCAACTTAAACTCTATATCCCCTACTGCTAAATGGATAACAGTAGTTGGATATTCTTGACCTTGACGGTGCAATCTTGCATTAGCTTGTTGGTAATACTCTAGTGAGTATGTAAACCCATACCACACTATAGTCTTACCACCTTGCTGTAAATTTAACCCGTGTCCGGCGGACTGAGGGTGTGCTACAAGTAATTTAATCTTTCCTTTATTCCAGTCCTCAACTACTTTAGGGTCTTTAGATAACTCAACTGCTTCAGGAAAATTCTCAAGTATTGTAGCTAACTCGTGCTTGTAGTTATAAAAAACTAAAAGATTTTCAGATGGGTTATCTTCTATAACTTCTTTAAGCATATCTACTTTTAAATTGTGGAAATGAAGCACATTGCCATCATCATCGTACATATTCCCACTACAAAATTGTAGTAGTTTATTTGATAAAGTAGCCGCACTCATTGCAGTTATTTTATCTTCATTCTCTAACTCTAGTATCATCTCATTTTTAAACTCATTGTATTGCTTCAACAACTTACCACTTAAAGGTTGGTGCATTACTATCGGCACCATTTCAGGGACTTCAAGATAATCTTCAGCACTCATAGATAGCACTATATCACTAATTTTATCTTGTATAAGTTTAACCGACCCGTGCTTTAGAGTATATGTATAACCCATAAAATCTTTATCGAAATAGATATGTCTAAAACTTGTTATAGTTCTATTTAGCCTCTCACCACTATCTATTAAATAAACTTGCGACCATAAGTCCATATACCCATTAGGTGCAGGAGTTCCGGTAAGAAGCACCATATATTCAGTTTTATGTAGTATCTTCTTCATAGCTCTAAATCTCTTAGAGGATGGTGATTTAAAAGATGATGACTCATCTACTACAACCATATCGAAATCCCACTTATTACCTAAATATGCAACTAAAGCAGGGATGTTCTCACGGTTAATAAGATACACATCAGCTTTCTTTTGTAACCCATTTATCATCTTAGTTTTACCACCACTTAGGTTAGAAAAAGTAAGATGATTAGTGTGTTTCCACCTTTTAGCTTCTTGTTCCCATACAGTATTACATACTCTAAGAGGTGCAATTATTAAGACCTTATTAACTTTAAAACTGTCATAAAGCAAATCTTCTACTGCTGTAAGAGTGGAGATAGTTTTACCCATCCCCATACCTAGCATTAAAAAGACTCGTTTCTTTTTTAAAATAAAATCAATAGCTTTAAGTTGATAACCGTGCAAATTTGATTTATCTAACATTGTTATTTCCTTTTTGTAGGTATAATTTCAACCTACTACAATTTTACAAACTTTTTCCGAGCTACAAATCACACTTTTGTAGCTCTTTACTATTTATTCAAAGGTTACTTCATCTATAGTTATATCTTCAAATGGCATATTACATATAGCTATTAAGTAACCCTCTTTCTTATCATATATATAACAGATTTTCATTGCCTTTTCAACTAAATAGGTATCAGCAACCGAGCGAAATCTCTCCCTCAACTCGCTGATTTTGTCTATTGCTTCTTTATTGTTTTGTGCAGACAGAGCACCTTTTCCCTGGGCTAAACCGGATGATTTAATAAACCACTTTTGATCTTTTTGTTTTT